CCCTTCGGCTGTCTACTGGCAACTAGCCAGAAGTCTGTCGGCCTATCTTGGCCATTTCGCTGATCACATCTCTTGCGCTCGATGTGCCCACGTTGTTGGTCGCCTGCTCATACTGAGCCTCAAACTGGTCGTAGTACGCCGGCCTGACAGGTTCGTCGCCGTCGTACAAGGTCTCGATCGAGCACCGGCAGCTGTTGTGGAAGTCTGCCGCGTATGATCCGACGCGCACGTCCAGTCGTCCGCCGCTTCCCTTGGTAGATGCGAAAGCCATCAACCTGCAGAAAGAGCAAGCCCCAACTTCAGCAATTCGCTGGACTCCTCGCACATCAGGATCGAGTGCAGAGTTGTAAAGCATGGTGTCTCTGTTGTAGCTAGCAACCGCCCGCGTCATCGCGTTCTTAGCCGCCGCGCTAGCGGCGTCGAACCCGTTTTCCGCGAAGACACTCATCGTCCAACCGATAATTGGCGAGGTCTTCTCGGCAACGTTGAAAGCTGGCATCGTCGCTACGTAGATTTGACTACGTAGACGCGCTGCTGCAAAGCGCTCTGCTCTACTTCGCGCAGCATTTCGTCCGCTTCTGTTTGCCGGTCCAGGCAACAGGGTTGCTTTCGACAGGGCAGCAAGTCGCTGCTCGTCGTAATACTTCATGGCGGCGACGGCATTGATCCGTCCGTACTTGTCCACGATTACAGGCAAAGCTGTACGAACCAGGCCGCCGAAGGTCTGCCGGTCATAGTCTCGGCCTACGTTGAGCACAGCTTCGGTCTCGCGGAGCATCAGAGACTCGACCTGGCGCATTGTTGCTTGGTTGCGCCTTGCCGCGTTGTATCTCTCGGTTGCTGTGGCCATTACTGCGTGATGAGCTCGTCGTCAGCGGTTGGGACTGGTGCGATGGCTGCCTGAGTTGCTTGAGCCAGGTTCGCGACCAGAGCTTGAGCCTGTGCCACGGTTCGCTCGGATCTGAGCTGTTCCTTGTCGGAGTCAGAAAGTCCGATGCGGTTCATGACGATCTCAGAGTCTGCCGGGACAACACCTGCCTGGATCAGCTTCACAACTTCATCTGCGGCTGCGGCCCTGGTTGGGGTCGATGCGTCACGCCAGATTGGTCTTAGGTTCGCAGCCTCAGCTGGGATAGATCCGTCACGGACCAGAAGAGCAAGCTTGCCAACCTCAGCCCAAGTGCGTCCGAACTGGCGCTGGCGTCTCTCGGCTCTCTTGACCAAACGTGCTTCCATCTGGCGGATTGCGTCCGCTGAGGACGGGTTGTCAGTCTGGAAGCCAAGGTAAGACGCTGGGATTGCAGTCTCGGCGGCGATCAGCTGCGCGTAGGCGCGGATCTGCTCAAAGTATGGCGAAGTCGAGTTGGCCTGGAACTGTCCGACAGTTGGCATGACGCTCTCGGCCTCGTTGTAAGGCACACCAAGCACTCGGCCCTGGTAAACAGTCCAAGGGTTCAGCGGGTTGCCGTCAGAGTCAGTGAAGACGTCTTCTGAGGCACCAAGGATGTAGCGCTGTGGCGCAGAGTAGAACTCACGAGCAACTTCAGCACCCAAAAGGGTTCGCATTGCGCTGTCGGTGTAGCTTCTGACAGCTGCGGTGATCTCGGTGCGTCCGTAAGGATCTCCGGATCGTGGGTTGTTCGGCAAAGCTGCAACCAGGACACGGCCAAGACGGTGGATGTCGCGGTCAAGCTCGATCCAGCCGTTTGTGGTGTATCCCAGAGTGACGTTCTGGTCGGCTAGATACAAAGTTCCGAACTCAGGCTTGCCTTGAGCGTCTCTGTTGACCAGAAGGGCCGCTGAGATGCGTCTAGTGCGCATGTCCCAGATTGCGGTCATCTTCTTTGGTGACTCGATCGTGATCAGAGTCTCAGGCTCGCCAAGTTCTGGGCGGCCAGTGCCGACAACAACAAAGCCAGTTCCGAATACGAAAGCGTCCTTGTGTCCAAGTGGTGCCTCAAGGTCAAGCTCGTTGGCACGGTAGATCTCGTTCAGGCCTAGGCCGTCAGCGCCGATGTAGCCTTCAAAGTCAAGGCGCTCTTCCAGGACGTCAACAGCAGTGCCGGCCCAGCCAACAACGGTTTCGACGTTGGTCAGCTGAGGAGGGATGCTGATGCGAAGGTCTTTGAGCTTGTTCTTTCCCTCGTAGTAGTTCTCCAGCACGATGTTCTTGTAGTCGTGCGACTGAAGCTTCTTGAAAAGAGTGTCAATGAGACCGAGCTCGTCAGGGGTGAGGCTCATAGGATCGTGGCCCTTCGGGTCGTGGACGTTCTGCGGTCTTGTGTTGCATGTCTGGCACCGTTCGCAAGGACTGCGCAGGCCAGCAAGTCAACTTTTCGTGGAGAGCCGCGCTTCTCTTTGCGGAAGCTGCCGGACTCTGTTGCAACCGCGTTTAGAACGTGTCGCTGCAACCGGGGGTCACCATCGTGACTAATCTGCTTGGCAACAATGTCAGCTAGGAACTGCTGTGCCATTGGTGCAATTCTGTGGTTAGTCGGTGGGATGCGCTCAACGCGCTTTCTCCATCGCTTAGACCATTCTAGGACGTCAGGCTCATAGAAGCTTGGATCACACCACAGCATTTCCACTTGGTATGTCTCGAACATCTTCTCGACTGCTCTGTTCACATCTGCTCGGTCGACGGTCCACCCAGGATCGTTCGGATCTGGTTCCCAGACTGCAATGACCTTGAGCAAGCCAGTCTCGACGTCAACAGCGACAAGTCCTGTGGCGTCACCGGATACTGAGCCGTCAAAGCCGGCTGTGATCCTGGCACCAGGTTTGATCTGGTTGTTGACTTGAGCTTCTGACCAGAAGTGAGGGCTGATGAAGTCCTCGCCGGCAAGTCGCACCCACTGGTTCAGGCGATACCGCTGGAAACCTGCGAAGCCTGCTGATCCCGCCGAGGCGATGGCAGCTTCGAAGTCTCCCTGGTCGAGTAGTCCTTCGGCCAGATTAGGGTTGGCAACTTTCCAGCTGGCCGGATCAGTCGGATCGGCTTCTTGGCCAGCTTCCCACCACCAGAACCCGAATTGAGGATCGTCGATTTCACCTGCGGCAACGCGTTTTCCATGCTCATACAAGCGTCCGAGCAGGGTGTCTGTGTTGCCACCTGCGGTCGTGATACCAACGACAAGTGATTCGGGTCGGTCAGCGGAACCCTGTGTCAGGGCGTCCCATAGCTCGTCGCCTCGTGTGTTGCTGGCAGATGATGGCCAGGCGTGTAGCTCGTCGGCTACTACGAGGGATGGAGCTAAACCATGTGCTCTCATAGCGTCTGCTGAGAGCGCGCGATAGACGGAACCTTTCGAAGGCAGTTCCATCGCATCGCGATAAACCTTGATGATCCTGGACAGCGCCGGGTTGTCTAGCACCTGCTGTCGAGCTTCACCGAAAACGATTCGAGCCTGAGCTCGGTCTGATGCAGCCGAATACACCTGAGCACCTTGGGGCCCGTAGACCAGGTGCTCAAGCGCGATCGCGGTTCCAAGCAACGACTTCCCGTTCTTGCGCGGAAGGCCGATGACTGCTCTGCGGTAGCGCAGCAAGTTGGTTTCAGGATCTGTCTCTAGGAGGCGATCCATCAGCCAGCGTTGCCAAGCTGTGAACTCAAGCGGCTCACCTGCCTTGAAGCCACGAGACGCTCTTAGAAGCACAGAAGCGAAGTCCGTGACGTCAGGGCCGCGAGTGGTGTCAGAAACGCTTGGGACTGACCAGGTTGGCTTCCAGGCCTCAGTTGGTTCCGGTAGCACGCTCAGCTCGTCGTCTCTGCAGCTCGTCAAGCTCATCGCGAACACGGACCTCAGCTAGGCCAAGTCGTGCTCGATCGGATGGGGTGAAGCCAAGTGATGCCAGCCAGCTGGTCATCTGAACTCTGAGATCCTTCATCTGCCCGATGTAAGGATGTGTCACATACGAACCGTTGCTGGTCACATAGATACGCTCGACCTCGCCAGTGAGGAACTGGTTGCGCATGCTCACGTACTCGTCGAACGCTTCGCACAAAAGCTGAATTGTGGTGTAGTCGGCCTGTGGTGCTAGCCACTGGCGGCCGGCTTCCCAAGTGTGGTGCCAAAGCTCAATGCCTGGAGTGTGCAGGGTCGCTGGAACCTTCGGGGCTTTGCCTGTTGACTGGATACCCTCGCCTGGCATAGGCGCAGCAGGAATTGACCTGTGACCAGGGTTGCCTAGCGCACGCTGAGCTTCTACTGGTTTAGCCGGTCTTCCGGTTGGTCTTCCTGTTGCCATGCGGCTGTTCTCCTTTGCCATGCGGCCTAATGTGATCCATGCGGATCTTTGCTAAGCACCCCTCTTG